GCATGACCCCTGCGCAGCAAAAAGCCGTTAAAGACTCCTACAGTATGCTACGCGATTCGTATTCTAAGATTTACGAAATGCTCGTCCAAACAATGAACACTCGTCTTAACCAGATAGAAGACGCAGATGTGCGTAAGAGCCTGAAAGATAAACTACTTACCCAGCTCTTAGAGAAAGAAGCCATCGAGCCGTACTTCCCGCTGTACCGTAAGGGCAGCCATTGGGTTTTCTACAGTGCGCGCGATCCTAAGACCGGTCAGGTTGAGGTCTACAAAGAAGCGTTCCAGTCTGAGTACGCCCAGAAAGAAGCTGCAAGACAGTTAGGAAACACGGAAGGCGTGGACAATATAGAAGTATATACGCGCAACAAAACCGGGAACTTCGGGCAGGTGGATGCGCAGTTTGCGTTTAACCTACTTGCCGATGTGCGGGCAAAGGGCGCGGACCAGAAGATACAAGACGTACTGCTTGACTCGTTATTCGACATCATGCCGGAGCGATCTTTAGTACGTGCGTTTAAGCCACGTCAAGGTACCCGAGGTTTTGAAACGGACGCGCTTAAAGTATTTAGGGAGCGGATGCCTAACTTTACTAACCAGATCGTCAACTTAAAGCACGATTTAGCACTAAGCAAAATTAGTAACGATATAACCGCAGCTAAGAACGAGTACAAAGCCACTCCAGAAATCTACTCAGGGGCGGAGAAACTCGAAGCGCAGTTGCAAGGCTACATTAACTTCGCACGCAACCCTAAGATAGCTACTTGGAGTAAGGCACTTAAGACGGCTGGCTTCGGTATGACGCTAGGTTTCAACGTGTCGTCGGTCATAGTTAACGCCTCTAACTTACCTATCGTGGTACTGCCGTACTTGGGCGGGCGCTACGGGTTTACCGATACTATGAAGGCTATGAACAATGCGCGTAAGATGTTCATGGGCACGGGTACAAAGCGCAGGACTGAGACGTTTACCGAAGAAGGGGGTAGGGAGGTGTTTGAAGGCCCGTCTCTATCTAATGTGGACTTTGACGACCCTAACTTGTCCCCTGAAATGCGCAAGTACAAAGTGCTCAAAGAGCTAATGGAAGCGCGCGGGCAAGCTAACATATCTACTACGTCTGAAAACCTAGATATGGAGAATCCTGCTAACACTGCGTGGACAGCTACTAACGCCTACATGGGCTGGATGTTTCACCAAGGCGAGCGGTTTAACCGACAAGTCACTGCAATGACTTCCTACGAGCTTGAGCTGGCTAAGCGGGCCAAAAAAGGTGAGCTAACAGAACAAGATTATACAGAGGCTGCTGAAATTGCGCTTGACGATACCGAGCTGACAAACAGTGGTGCCATGGCCGAAACCGCCCCACGCGTCGCACAAAGCGATATGGGCAACTGGATGATGATGTACAAGCGGTTCGGTATATCCATGTACTATCTCCAGTACCAAATGGCCAAGCAAGCGTTGCGGGGCGCGAAAGGTTCCGACGAACGCAAGCAAGCGATACAGCAGATTGTAGGGTTGTTCGCCTCCTCTGCGCTGTTTGCCGGTGTTCAGGGCCTACCGTTGTACGGTGTAGTTTCAATGCTAGCAAACGCAATACTGCTAGACGACGAGGACGAGGACTTCGATAGCATAGCCGCTAGTTACTTTGGTGAGGGTCTGTACTCTGGTGCGATCAACGCCGTATTTGATGTGGATGTGGCGCCTCGTATCGGTATGACGAACTTAGTGTACCGCTCGCTACCTAACCGCGAGCAAGAAAGCCTGATACTACAAGCCATGGAATTCTTAGGTGGCCCGGTTGTAGGTATAGCCAGCCGTATGGAAGATGGTGTTGGCTTAATATCGGAAGGGGAAGTATCGCGTGGTGTAGAGAGAATGCTCCCGTCTGCGCTGTCCAACGGTATGAAGGCACTGCGCTACGGTACTGAGGGCGCTACTACTCTGCGCGGCGATCCTATAATGGAAGACATGAACCCATGGAACGTGTTTGCCCAGTCGTTAGGTTTGGCTCCTGCGGGTTACACAAAGCAGTTAGAGGTCAATGCCCGAGATAAGGGTGTAGAGCGAAGGGTAAATGCCAAACGTACAGACATGATGCGCGACTACTACATGGCGCTAAAAGAAGGTGATACGGACACTGCTAACGAGTTGATACAAGAGATGTTGGCGTTCTCTCAACGCAACCCAACCGCAGCTATAGAAGGCTCCACACTCGAACGCTCTGTCAACCAACACCGCGTTACAGATGAGATAGCTAGACAGCTTGGCGGTATTACCGCATCGCAGCGCTCTATGCAGCGGATCATCCAGCGGCGAAGGGAAGATATGGGCGAGGAATAAAAAAAGCCCCCAACTAGTGGGGGCTAAGACTCTTTGGACTAAAGAGGATGATGAAGGGCCATGGTACTAATAGTGGTAGTGAAAGTCTAGTTACGTAACTACATCTAGGTCCATTAAGGTCCATTAAGCTCCTACCGTATCCGCCACACTCTCACCCCATACATACCCTGCTCAATACAAACTCGTTTTGTTAAGTCTGCTTTCGGTATGCCACTAGCGTCGGCTATGTCGGCCATGGCCTGCCTTACGTCCAGACAGGGTATAAACACCGATGTACCGACTACGAACTTCTCCCAGTCTATTACTATACGTATCCCGTCTGGGGATATGTCGCTATGCTTCAGCCTCATCTGAGTCTTCCGCTTGTACAGTAGGGTCTATGTTTAGCCTGCACTCTATGACAGCGGTAACACCTATATCCATCTTAGTGCCGGAACCCATCCGTTTCTTAGTACTTTTGCCCTCCATACGAGCGTATATAAGGGCCTTTACGCTATTCCAAGTGTACTTACGTTCTGCTAGCCACTGTTTGAACGGTGGTATGCGTATGAACAGCTTACTCGTGTCTAATTCATGGCGCGCTACGAACCTATAGTTAGGCATGTCCTGCTGATTTATCGGGATTATGTTTTGCAGCTCTGGGTCAGTGTTGCTGGCAGTGCTGTTTATGCGCAGGATTGAACGGGCATTGTCCATGTAGAACTGTGAGATTAGGTCCTCTATGTCCATGTCCATGCCCTTGAGGTTAGCCCTCTGAGCTTTAATCAGCTTGAGTATCCATTTCCATAGCTTGTCGAGGTCCCAGTCTATTAGCCCAAGTTCTTTTGCTATGGTGCAGCCTGTAAACACAGTGGCAGCTTGCGCAATCCAGAAACGCTCCTGCGGCTCAGCGTTTAACACTTTAATTAACTTAGTGCGGGTGTCTGCTAATAGCTCCTTTACCGCCGCCTTATTCTTGATGACGTGCTGTATAAACAGCGGTCCTGCATGCCCATAGTTTTCGGCTAACTGGTCATTAAGATCATTAGCTTCCAGAGTGTCTTTAGCGCCGTGCAGTAGTCTAGTAGCGGTGGCGGCCACCACACGTCCTGATTCCCCTTTGGGTGACGAGCGGTACTGCCCTGCGATGTCAGTGAGGCTGCTGTTGCCTGTAGTGCCGCAGTTTAGAGACCAAGGCTCGCCCCTGAACCGCTCGGCGTTTTCCCCTCTGTTGCTCATCCTGTTCTTTTGCACGCCATCACTAATGGCATAACAGAAATCACTAGCAGCTTCAGGCTTGTAGTTAGACACCTCGTCAATATACAAAGGCAGGTTCTTAAGTACCTCTGCACGGTTCCAAGCCGAGTTGGGTGTGTCCTTACCTACTATGACTAACTTCTTGTGGTTACCCCATACGGACGCACCGCCCCACATACCTGTGGTCTTACCTATACCTGTTTCTGGACTGTTAAGGTTATAGATACCGCCAGATATACCAGAGATAAACTCCATAAGTGGAGAACCAAAGGACAGCCCGAACATATACTGATGCTGCTCAAACCCCGGCTTGTTGTAAAACTTAGCGAGTTTCTTCCACTCTTCTAGGGTGCCCTTCTTGTCGAACATGTGCACGTACTGTGCTGTGCGCGATCCTGCGGGGTTATGCTCTATGCGGTTGGCGAATATCTCTTTGTCGCCAAGTACAAAAGACTTACAGTTCTCTGTCCATCCAAACTGCGACTTAACCTGAATCGGTGGTCCTGCTTCTTTGAGTTTGGTTATCCAAGCTGCTACGTATTCCATAAGGTCCTTCTGACTGCTAGGCAGCACTAATACATCGTTAGAGTTCAATTTAGCCCTGAACGACTCAGCAGACATAAGCTCTTTCTGAGAGGCAATAAACGTACGCTCTCCTTCGTACTTACTTGTGTGGGCTATCTCGTAACACGGCCCCTCTATGTCTGCCATACGCTTCTTCACATACAGGTTGTCAGGACAGATTATTACTTCTTCGCGGTTGCCTTCTTTGTCGTGCATTACCTTGGCTACCCCACCGCCTTCCGGCCGCAAATACTTGTCTGGGTAGGTAGGTATCTTTATCTTTTCTAGTACCGATTCCCTCTCGGGTTTGGTTTCTTTCGTGCTTGCCTGTACGTCAACGCTTTCGGCATCGGGAGTATCGGCAGGAACCTCGTCAGCTCTCTCGTCGTAGAACTCTTCCTCTGGCTCAGCGTAGCCCTGTACTTCTACCTCGTCACTCTGGGCTACCTTAAGTTCTCGGCACAGCGTGATGGGGCTTTTAATCTTGCCGTTGTTCGGACATCCTTCACACAGGCCGGGACAATCACTGTCGAACGTGGTGCATAGGTGGGGAAACTCAATAGACGACGCTATCTTTTCCGTCTCGTCAGCACTGTACTCGCTGTAACCCTTTGATATTAAATGTATCGCAGGCAAAGCACCTTCCACACCATCCGAGTCACAGCGCTTGGCTATAGACAGTGCGTGGGTCCACTCTGGGTAAGTAAGCTCGTCCGGTTTACGTATGGCTTTGTCGATGTGCGCACAACCACTACCCTGCGCAGTCTTAAGCAGGATGTTAGAAAACTTGTACGTGTATTTACTTTCTCCGCCCTTTGCGTTGTCCATGTCGGACTTATCCGCACTAGAGAACTCTCTAACGGAGGATACTGGTATCAAGTCTGTGGGCAGCTTAGCGGCAAAGTCTTCTAAGGATGTCGTCACGTCGGACTTCATCATCACCCGTACGGGCATTGGGTTGCCGTTCTTAAAGTTGCGGGTGTTCGGTATGCGTAGTAAACGCGCAGCGTCACTTGTTACCGCAGGGTCTATATCAAGCCCGTTCTGTAGGCATGCTGCCTTGAGCGCGGTAGCGACAGGTAGCCACTCATCACGCGGGTAGGCTTTATCTAGCCGCCAGTACACATGCAGTCCGCGCCCCGAGTTAACGATCAAAGGTCGAGGTAGGCTGTACTCTTTATAGAAATCTCTTAGTGCTGTTAGTGCTTCGGTTTGCGTAGGGTATGGCTTGTCGGCGCCGCAATCTAAATCTAAGAAAAGCGACTTTATCTGGTGTACGTTTTCGCCTTTGGTGCTAGCACCGTCAACAAACGAGGCAGGGGCAAAGTATGCGTCCCGCTCTTCTACATCAAAGTTGTTTGCGACATCTACGATAGCATCCAAAGTCTCGAAGGACTTACGTACCATCTTGCCGTCTTTTAAGCCTGCTACGCAGTAATAACCATCTTCACTCAACACCGTACTCAAAAACTGTTTGGTGTCCATCATCTAGTCCATGTAGTAAGGGTAGTACGGGTGCCCGAAGGCACCCGCTTGTTTTTAGTCGTCAAACTCATCTAGCAAGGAAGCTAAATCAGTTTCGGGTGCCGGTGCGTCTTTTTTCTTCTTAGACACTTTAACTTTAGGTTCTTCCACTTCTTCCTCAGCTTCGTCCTCGTCGTTGCTTTCAAACAGCGAAGCCTTTTCTGGGGCAGGGCTTGGAACTTTATCACTAGTCAGTTGTGGAACGCTAGTATCTTGTTTTGGTTTTACAGACAAAGTGACTAACTTCAACGTCGCCTCGTCCTTCTGAGCCTCTACAGACATAGCAAGCTCATCGTGCTCTAGCATTCGTACGGGCTTGAATAACAGCTTTGGTGTAGAGCTATCGGTATCGAACTTAAGTTCAGTGAGGATAGCGCCAAGCGGTGCCTTCTGTGCGTCTAGCAAACGGGCATAGCTCTGTAGGCCCATCTTCTTCTTGTCGTCACCGAACACACTGGTAGCCGGTAGGGAGAGTTGGTACACCGCATTAGAGCGCACCTTGCCTTCTGCATCCGCTAGCATTACAGCAACGCGTTGTTGGAAACGGCACGCACGTGACTGGCCTTGGCCCGAACCCTTTACGTTCTGCGGGCAATCGAAACATGTAGCGCCTTGGCGCGTATCACTTGGCACGTCATCCGCAGGCTTACCACTACTCGAATCCGCAGACCAACAAGAAGGCGCAGTAGCCTGCCCTGCTACGTACTGACCCTCGTAGAACATACGTGACACAGGTGAAGTCTTAACAATTACTATGTTAATGGAACGCCCATCAAGCTCGCCCACTTCTTGCCCGTTTACTACCTTACGGAACACACCACCACGGATACTTAGACGGTTAGTGCCGCCCTTACTACCACCACCGGAGGCGTTCTTGTCAGGCTCTAGCTGCGCCAGTAGTTCTTTGTACTCCGCAGGCATGTTATCGAATAACGCTAATTCGCTCATAGGTCATAATCCTCATTAAAGTCTAGTTCTAGTTGTTGGGTAATCTGTCCTTCTGCTTCGTGGTTGTCGCTTGCTTCCTCTTGTTTAAGTGCCGCGACGACTGCGGGAATATCAAAGCGGTACGTGTAACCCACCTTTATATAAGTACTTTTTGGTATGAAGCCCTTATTTACCCACTGCCTAATCGTGCTCACTTTCACAGAAAGATGCTCAGCAACATCCTCTACAGGGACGTAACTTGCTGTCTCGCTCATTTCTTCCTCCGTACAGTAATAGAATACTCACTGTCTGCGTTTAACCCCGGCGGTAATACTTCGGGGTTTTCTTCAAGAAACTGCTTCATATTGCCTTGATGAATTCGTTTCTCTAAAAGGTCTACCGCCTCGTTCTCCACGATAAACCGATTCATTGCATCCCAGTCACTTGTCCAGAATCTTTTCCTCTGGGTGCGCCAGAACGTACCGGAAGCGGTCTTTACAGATTCAGTTCCAGTAGCTTTGCAATGTTCTAGTAGAGCTTGCTTTACCGTATCTAGCTTGCCGTTCAGTTCTTTTTCCTGCTCGGCAAACGCAGCAGCTAGCTCGTTCTTTTGGTCTCGAATCTTAACGTACACAGAAACGAGGCGGTCAAGGTCCGTCACAACAGCGTCTGTCATGTCATCATCTCCAACTTTTGTTTTGTTTTATTGAGTGTAATTTAGTTTGAACTACAGTTCAAGTATATCTTGGTACAAATCAATCATCTTTGTATGGACGTTGATTCGGTCGTCTAGCATCTTGTAGATGCGCTTCTCTACGGGGGAGCCTTGCAACTGAACTACGGTACAAGGGTGCTTCTGTCCTGAGCGGTGTACGCGAGCGTTAGCCTGTGCGTAGGTCTCAAGCGAAGATGTTGGCCCCCACCATACGATCGTATTCGCCGCAGTAAGTGTCACGCCGTGCGCAGCAGCTTGCGGTTGTATGATAAGTACGCGGGGGTTGTCGGTGTCTTGGAACTCTTTGA